GGTGGTCGATGTGAAACCGGCCTGAGTGGCCATAACTGGAGATTCAAGATGACTGTCACTCTCAAGCAACTGCAACAGATCCTCCCCAACGCCGGCACCCAAGCCGGCGTTTTTCTTCCTGTACTGAACGCGTCGATGGTGAAGTGGGGCATCGTCACCCCGCTGCGCAAGCGTGCGTTCCTGGCCCAGGTCGGCCATGAGTCTGGCCAGCTGCGCTACGTCCGCGAGCTGGGCGGTGATCAGTACCTGGCCAAGTACGACACCGGCAAGCTAGCCGCGCAGCTGGGCAACACGCTCGAAGCCGACGGCGACGGCCAAAAGTATCGCGGTCGTGGCCTGATCCAAGTGACCGGTCGTACCAACTATCAGCGTTGCGGCGAAGCGCTGGGCCTCGACCTGCTCAACCATCCGGAGCTCCTCGAGCGTCCGGAGCACGCTGCTGACTCGGCCGGTTGGTTCTGGCATCTGACCGGTCTCAACTCGCTGGCCGACAAGGGGCCGTCGGCGTTCGAGGCCATCACCCGACGGATCAACGGCGGACTCAACGGGCTGGATGATCGTCTGGCGATCTACAAGCGCGCCGAGCAGGTGCTGATGTGATGTCCCTAGGCTGGAGGTGGGGCGTGCTGGCCCTGATGTTCGGCGCTGCGGTTGGTGCTCGCATTGCTTGGATGTGGCAGACCGATGAGCTTGCCAAGCAGGCGACGGGGTATGAGCGACAGCTCGCTGTGAAAGACCTGGCGCATGGGCGCGAGCGGGAACAGGCCGCAGTAGCAGCACTCAGGCAGTTAGAGTCGCAGCAGGCCTTGCGCCGCGAGCTGGAGGATCGCCTGCAAACCCAAGATCAAACTCACTGGAAGGAGATGAGCGATGCTCAACAAGCCCAGGCTCGCTTGCGTGATCGGCTGGCTACTGCTGATGTGCGGCTGTCAGTCCTACTCGACACCGGAACCGCTGCCGCCCAGGGTGGTGACAGTGGGATGCGAGCGCCCGCCGGCACCGCAGGCGTGGTGGATGGAGCTCTACGCGCCCAACTTGACCCAGCGCATGCTCAACGAATTGTCGTCATCACCGACGAAGGTGATCGAGGACTGATCGCGCTGAAGGCCTGTCAGGCCTACGTCCGCGAGGTCACCAAGTAGTAAAGAGGCGAGCCGGGTGGATGCGTCAACATCAAGCCCGGTCCGCCGAACCCGCAGACCCTTCCTGCAAGTCTAGCCGTGGCCCCTGCCTTGTGCACAAAGCGCGGTGAGCCTATAGCCTGTTTATCCATGAAGACTTGCAAACAACCTATCATCCCCTGGATGGGTGGCAAATGCCGCCTGGCCGACCGCTTGATCCCCCTCTTTCCCCCTCACGAATGCTATGTGGAAGTCTTCGCCGGCGGTGCCGCGTTGTACTTCATGCGTCCCCAGCCGGCTCCCGTCGAGGTGCTTAACGACATCAACGGCGACTTGGTGACGCTGTACCGGGTGGTGCAGAACCATCTGGAAGAGTTCGTCCGTCAGTTCAAGTGGGCACTCAGCTCCCGCCAGATCTTCGAGTGGCAGAAGATGACCCGCCCCGAGACGCTTACCGACATCCAGTGTGCCGCCCGGTTCTTCTACCTGCAGCAGCACGCCTTCGGTGGCAAGGTCACTGGCCAGACGTTCGGTACCGCCACCACGGGGCCGGCCATCAACCTCTTGCGGATCGAGGAGAACCTCTCGGCCGCATGGCAGCGGCTGTCTGGCACCTACGTCGAAAATCTCTCTTGGCTTGAATGTGCAGAGCGCTATGACCGCGCTCATACCTTTCACTATATGGACCCGCCTTATTGGCAGACCGCCGGATATGGCGTGGATTTCCCTTTCGAGAACTACGAACGCATGGCCGACTTCATGCGCCGCTGCAAAGGCAAGGTGATGGTCAGCATCAACGACCATCCTGATATCCGGCGGGTGTTTGAGGGCTTCCACTTCGAGTGCCTGGATATCCGCTACAGCAACACGAACCAGCGGCAAGGTAAGGCCGAGGTCACCGGCGAACTGGTGATCATGAACTGGGAGCCTGCCGCTCTAGGTGGACTGTTCTGACGACCTGATTTGTTGGTGGTCATAAGGGGGCTGAGTTTTCTATTTCAACGAGCAGATACTGTCTTTTATAGTTTCGCTCTTACAATTCGTCCCTGCTTAACCTCATTGGAATAGGTCGCCAACCGGTCTTCGATTTCCTGGTAGCTGTTCGCCATTCTGAGCAATTCCCTTGCTTCGGTTTCGAGCCCAACCTCGGATAATCGAACTGCAACCTTGAAAAGATCGACACCGGACCACTTGAGAATAGCAGCTGCTTGTTTCGGGTCTCGGCGCAGCTCTTGATTCGGTTTGGTAAGGCCCATGTAGCCTCCTTATGATTTCTATCAATGCTTATTTTTATTTTTTGGAGTCATAATTTTTCATGATTTCTTTCCATATATAGCCATAGCTATAGCGAAGCCATGCAACTTTTAGCTTGTCAAAGGCTCGGCGTATCAAACTAGATTCTCGGGCCTTGAGTTCGTTTTCTATTTCATTTAATAGCCAGTCGTCCTTGAAGCCAGTCCATACAGGAGGGACTGGTGCCTCAAGGTTGCTGAAACATACAGGGGCGACTTCTGAATACAGAATGTCTTCCACAATTTTTAAGTCATAGCCGCGAATGCGCTCTGCGATATGAGCGTAGTCGACGACGCTATCTACAAAAGTTTCAGCCAGGGCTATCTGGATACTCGCTTTCTCTTGCGGAGTCAGAATATGTCCCAATGCGAAAGCTCCTCCAGTTCATCATCGAAAGTATCGGCGATCACTCCGCCGGCTACACCTCCCGCGGCGCTTCCGATCAGTATGACGGCTATGGCGCATGCAGGGGCTGCGGGGCCGCAAATAGCAGAAACGCCTAGTCCGGCCAGAAACCCTCCTGCGGCACCAGCGCCTAAGATAGTCGCTTGACGGGCGCTCTCTTTGACTTTGTTGTCTGCTTCAAGAATTTCGTAAGTGGCCAGTGCTGCGGTCAGGATGATGCCAACCTTCCCCATGACGGACATGATCTTCGTGCCCGAGGTGAATTTGGCGTTGGCGCTTCCTGAGCGTTCTAGTGCTTTGTACAGAACTTCTTTCTGCTGCGCCTTTGAAAGTTGTTCGTAGTTTTGGCCGAATTGAGTTTTCGACTTTTCGTTGAGAATTTCTGTGTAGGTTTTGCCGGATTTTTTCTTTTTTTGTACGATGGCTAGGCCATGAGCGGAAGTGAATTTGCGATGCTCAAACATAATTTTGTTGCGCATTTCATTACTAAATTTTGTACCCTCTTCAACGCTGATGTTTCCTGCTCGTACGTCGGCGAAAATTTGTTCAGACATGCGTTTAATATTGCGTTGATAGCTCACGCGGACTCGTTCGTCTTTGATCGCATCTATAGAAAACCGTGTTGCGGCGCCCTCCATGCCAGCGACGGCCATTTCAAGAGGTGACTGTGTTAGCGTGTGTTCGCTTTTTACAACATAGCTACCGGTCACTAAGTTAGGTTCAGTCATGAGAAGATCCTTATTCCAATATTTCTTTCAATAGTCCGTCTATGCTTGATGTAGTGCAGGTATCTTCATGCTGAGCAAATTCCAACGTATGACAAAGCCTTCCGGTAGGGTTGGAGAACTTGACTGTATTGGCCGAGTCAAAGGTTCCAGACATTGAAGAGCCGTCGTCAAAATGTGCAGTGCACATAACTCCCGCATAGCTTTCAGATGCGGGAATAACGAAACCGATCCAGTTGGGAAGAATGTTCAGAGGCTCTGGAGGTATGAATGGTGCTGGCGTGTGGACGTCACCGATGATGATCGTACCGGAACCACCTATTACGATGCTGCCATGAGTACCGCCGGTATCGATAGTTGCAGCATTCTTGCCGTTGATGAATACCGTTGAGGCCAAACCAGTCGATAGGATACTGCCGCAGGTACAAACATCGTCTTGGCGTGCAGCAGGGAGCCCGTCGAAGAAAACGTTTGGGGAGCCTGTAGCTATTGGGTTGGTGCCATGCCCTGGGATCGGGCAACTGGTTAAGTCGGTTTGGCGTGCGGCTGGTTTCGCCATGATGACCTCCTGTCAAAAAATCCTGTGAAGATTCGACCTTAACAGACTGATTGACGGTATTGGAGCGTTTGAGGGGGTTAGCGGCGAGATGATTGAGTTTTTGCTTACCTCAAAACTGCTACATTGGTTAGGTTATTTTTGATGAAAGCCAGATGCTATAAGGCCTATAGCTTGGTGTTCGCCCAACCCATTATCGGAATGCTGGATGGTCAAAGATTTATATTGACCATCGATAGGAGGGTGTAGACAAAGTTATGTAGTGAGTCGGCGCGCGAGTATGCGCGCTTCGGCCAGCCACACCCACGCCTCACTCACAGCGAACAACCGGTCGTGATGCATAATTAGTCGTCGAGCCCTCTCATTCCAGGCATGAGTTCGCTCCACTACCCAGCGCCTGG